CTTTATAGTAGTTGGAATTGCCGTTTTCTTTAAGTGCATCGTTAGCACGAGATAGAGCATTGTATCGTTCGATAAGCTGCCCGCGAACACCAGTGATCTCACCGTCTTCATCGGCGATAGCAACATGAAGTTCATCGTTGGCGCCACCGCTACGCACTGCGTAATCCGATGTTCCTGGTGATGCATCAAACTCGTTGTAGTATTCCCAACGACGTTTTACAGCAACCGACTGAACCGCATCAGAGAAGTTACTTGATGTAACACCGAGCTGATCCTGAGTTGGAGCAGTCTTAACCGTAATGATCGTAGTGTTAACCGCTGTAACTAAAAGATCATCTCCGAGATTGATAGAGGCACTCTGCAGGTGCAGACGATCGCCGACAACCACTTCGCCCGTCAGACTAATGTTTGCACCCGATGAAAGATCCGATGTAGTGTTTGCGCCCTTGGTAGCAATTTGAGTGTTACCAGCATGGAATACGAGGTTGGCCGACGAGAGTGTCGATTCCCAAGCTGCATTCGACTGGCAAACAGAAACTTTAAGTGAGTTACCCAGTACTCCTGGATATTTCGCAACCCAGTCGCCCGATCCACTAACACCCGACGAGTAATTATCATTATAATCATCGTCGTTCTTAACAATAACTGATGTGTTTCCGCTAGCGTTAGCATTATTTGCACTGTTCAGAACACGTGAAACCTGGAGCGCATTCGTATAAGCAAGGAAGTTAGCCGCAGTAAACCATTCCTGGAAGTTGTTCGAGTCAGGATTACCAAAGACTTGTGCGAGAACATCTTCTGAATCGACTAGCACACGTTTGTCTGCAGGTCCCCAATGAAACTGTCCAGCGATAGCACCAATGCTAGTCGAGACAGCAGGGATTACAGTCGTGAGGTCAATTTCCGAAATGTTAACGCCTGGTGATACTTGAAAAGGCATTTTTCATTCTCCTCATTAGAGCTGATAATTTCTCATTCCGATTATTTATAAAAATGCTAAAATCACCACTTATTTAGAGAGTCTTCATGTAACCAACCACCTTCATCATAAGTATTTATATTGACAGTGTTTTCATCTGATTGACCGTCATCGTAGAAGGCAAAGGGCAGTACCTCGTCCTCCCACATCTTTTCTCGCTCCGCAAGAATCTTTGCTCTGAAATCTGTATCGGTTAATTCCTTAAAGAAGGTCTGCGTTGTTGCCCAAGAAAGCAAAACAAGACACATTACGAGATCATCGTGCGCTCCGCTCTCTGCTTCGTAACCGTTGCCCCTGTGTATAAAGGTAGATAGTTCGTTAATAACATTGAAATCATTGAGTATAATCTGCTGCTTTTCGATCATTGTTTTCATATTAACACAGCCCAATCTCTTAACCTGCTTTGTAGTTCGTACTCCTCTCTGAGTGTTCGGTGCAAATCCTGCGCCAAGAACCTGTCCTGCACGTCCCTTTACCGTTGTGTAAACGATGTTTTCGTACTCAAGATCTTGATGTAAGATATCAGCAATCTGCTGTCCATTGTCATTTATTTCAATCATAACGAAAGCTTCACGATAACTTCTTGCCACCTGATAAATGATCTCAGGATAAAGTATAGGTTCGATAAGATTGTTCTTATAAGCAGCTACGACTTTGTACGGCATCTCCGTTACATCATACACAAGGAACGCAGAAGAATCGATACCTACGCCTCTTGATACGTCAGCAACAAGAAAGTAGTTTCGTCCATCCTTCGGTTCTTCGTATATACTTAGGGAACCGTCGTAGTGCTTGCTCTTTGGATCGATAAACGCAAGTATCTTTAATATGTTCGGTGATATCAATGTATTAGCGGATCCAAGGAACTCGGCATCAAACTCCTGTCTAAACTGATCCTCGCTTGTATTCGCTATCGTCTTTTGTTTCCATTCTTCATCTCGTCCAGGCACGTCCCACCAGTTGACCATGAAGTTAGAGTATTCATTTCTATTCTCAACTGAGTTGATCCATATCTTATAGAACAGGTCAAAGCCGTTCGGAGTTGACGTGATAACAACCTTAGTGTTCGTACCAGATATGATTGTAGGATAGACGGAAGTAAAGAAGTCGTCCTGTATATTACGAGGAACGAATGCAAACTCATCGAGGTATAGGAAGTTGATGGAGTAACCACGAATAGCAGACGAAGCAGTCGAAGAAGCTATGATCTGACTGCCGTTCTCAAGTTCAATGCTTGTCTTGTTCCAAACGATCACTCCTTGCTGTAACCACATAGGAAGATTCTCGTATGCTCGTTGCACTCTTGATAGGATTTCCCGCGCAGTGCTTAACTTGTTTGCAAGAATCGCAATCGTATAACTTTCATTAAATAATACATGCCAGAGTATTACTGCGGCCGATGTCGTTGTCTTACCTGCCTGTCGACATGTCTTTATCACTGAAAACCGATTATCGGTAATCATATTTGCCATATCTTGCTGGAACGGATACATATTAAATGGAACCAACCCTTCATCAAGGTTGATGATCTTAACATAGTTCTCAATAAAATATACGACGTCCTGTGAGCACTTGATTACTTCTTCTACTTGTTCAGCCGTAAACTCGATAGGAACGTGTGCTCGTTTTAGATTTGGGTTTGCGAGATATGTATCCATTCTTATTGACTTTTTCACCGGTTGTGATATAATAGCATTGTCGCTATTTGATATCTGAGTTCTGTTTGATTAGTTTCTGTAACTCCGATGTACTTCCGACGAACAAGGCGTTCGTAACGTTCTGCGGTTTTGAATCGCCTTCGTTCTTCAGTAGTTGTACCTTACGCTGTAATTCGAGGAGGTCTTTATTTGCATCGACTATAGTCTTTATTAGAGTCGACAGCACTTCATAGGCCCTGGGCGATTCAGACGTTGAAGCGATTGAGGAAAGATCTTCGATAGACTGTTGTGCAGCGTTAATCATACTGCGCAAATTATCACGAGCATATTCATAATCAGCATCAATGTCATGATCCTGTGAATCAAACTTTTCGATCACTTTACGACTATCGTTCAAAACTTCAACCATGGGTTTGGTATCCGCGGGAAGGTTGAAGATATCTTCCATGTTCTTTTCCATATTTGTTTTCATTATCTTGCAATCTTATCGAGTGTTTTGTTGGCCTTTCTTGCATCTGGATGTTTAGGGTTGATACTCACAACCTTTCCATTCACAAGATCGCTCATGTTTGCGGCCTTTCCAATTTTATCTAAAAGACTGTGCAGTCTATCTTTTCTGTCATATCCATCGATTTCGTAACCCTTTTTGCCACGAACTTCTATCTTCGTCTTTGGATTCTTAGTATCAGTAATTTTCAGAACGTCCATATGTCTGTCACGAATGAGCTGCAGTTTATAAGCTTCTTGAATAAAATTTTGATAGCTCTTCATAACGATACTCTAAAATCTGATTGGTGTGTCTGAATTGATATCCACTGTAAATCCAAAGTCGCTGTTTGCACTGATCTGATCAAGATTGACAGACAACGAAGAGTTAGCCGAGGGTGACGTAAGAGGCGCGCCGTTTGCAAACTGCGATGGCGTAACCGTAATCTTTTCTGCAAATGGTGCATCCGCTGCAGTATCCAACGCAATCGGAATAATCGTTCTCTTGATGATACCGCTGTTGGAAACAGGTCCGTAGAAGTAAGCCTTCATGCTGAAGTTCATGTTGTATATGAGAGCTCGTCTTGTATCGAAGTCTCCCTCATACGTATCCTCGATGGATACATCCTGCAGTACGACCGGCGTATCGGCAACGATACCCATCTCTGGAATCAACCTTACGTTCGTTACGAACTCAGGTCGAAAGTATGGCACGATCTGTTCGACGATCTGTGCTCCATCATCTGCGTTTCTTACAAAGATGGAAAGCAGTATATTGATATCGTACGGAACAGGAACAAACTGTGTATCAACTCTATCGAGATCCGATGTCTTCAATCTTGAGTTCTTGATTGTTGACGACAACTTTCTTTGTGAAGCATATGTAAGATTCGTAATCTCGAATCCCATACGCGGTAGTGTTATCGCAACGTCGGCATCGAGATTCGGATCCTGTACTAAACGAACCAGCCACTTTTCTTTAGGTCCATATGCAAGCGGAACCGCGAGTGTCTGAATTCGGTTACCGTTAGAATCCAAACGCTGAACATATATGTCGTTGAACAGATTACCGAATGCAATGACGTACTTACGAATCGTACCGAAATAGAATGAATTACCAAACATTAGAACCTATCCACTTCTGAGAATGGGTTGCTCTCACTAAAGTCAATAATTGAAGAGGACGAGAATACCGGATCATTCGATTGGAAGTACTCGTTATTTGCAGTAGGTTGAGCATCTTCCAGTCTGTACTCCTGCATAATCGAACCACCGTCTTCGTTCAGAACAACACCTGCACCGTATCCGCCTCCATCTTCAAGACTAAACTCGAATGCAAGAATGTCGGTCGAAAGGTTATCCTCGATTGCATCGATATCACTGATGCCTGTATCGATACGCTCGTTGCTGTAAGTAAAGAGTTCACAACGAAGATCGTATGTCTGTAGTCTTCCCATCTGATAGAAGACCGCTTCGTGTTCTACGAACTTGATCTCAAATAACTTATCGACCATAGGGAACCAAATAAGATCTCCTTCGGTGGGTCGATTATTTGTGATTGCGTATCCCTCGTCGGTACCGGTCTCGAGATTGATACCGGATAGATATGCGGTGTTTGCAGATGTCGATAGAAACTGTCTCGAAGGTGCTGCTGTATTTGCACTCTCCTGAAGATAACTATAACCTACCTCGGTCGTAAGCCTTTCGGATCGAGCTTGGTCGAATCTTTTTCTTGCTACCGTAAATGTAACCGAATCTCGTATCTCAAGATTAAACTTCGATAGGAAGTCACCTTCTCCCTCGAATCCTTCGACGTTCTTAATGTACATTTCAATATCAGCAGCGTCATCGTACGTTGCAAGAGTATCCTCGCCGAACAAGGCATCTCGCCTGACCGCAGTCTTCGGAATATATTTTACGTTATGACCATAGATCTTAATTGCTTCTATCGTAAGATCTTCAACCAGGTCCTGCTCACGAGCATACGCAAAGTTATTAAAGTACACATTTGTTGGCACGACATTATCCTATCATATCTTGAACAGGTAGACTATAGTTTACAATCATTTCCTCTTCAAGTTTTTGAATCTCTGACTCCGCGTCGTCGTATATCTTAGCTCCATTGAAGGTTACACCCCCTGGCATCTGCAGTCCTTCAAACTTAGTAAGGTTTGATCCCCACTGCCTTTTGATAAGAGCAGTTGTGTATCTCGCTAACCACCTATCACCCCAGAGCTCGGTATAAGTATCACCGTCGAGTATCTGATATGCATCGACTATAATATACTCACCGGTCTCTACGTCGTTGTCCCAATCCATATCGATATGAAGCCGATTGGTGTGACGATTATATCGTATTGGTTTCTTTCCAACGAAGAGCTCTTCTAGCGACTCAACATGTCGCATAGCTGTGACATACGGCACATAGGATGACGCTGAAAGATCAAAGAGATCATTCAGGTGTATCTGATATCGAATATTGAAGAGGTTCGATGACTGAACGGCT